GGTAACAAAGCTGTCATGATTGAAATCAACTCAGAAACAAATAAATTAGCAAAGATTACTCATAAGATTATCAATTCAAATAGAATCATCAGAATTCTTTTAACAGGAGTTAATCCTTTGGTATATGCTATATACATTCAGTTTTGTATCTTAGCTATAATTATTGTAGTCGCATTGTTTTAAAGGAGATTGATAAGATGATTACAGATAAAGTTGATCGAGAATACGGTATTGTAGTTGTTAATAAAGATGATAAGTTTAAAGGATTTCTAGCAAAGAATTACTATGATGCTTATTGTTTAAATGAACTTAGTACTTCTTTGAAATTCTTAACAGAAGAAGCTGTTACAAATTTCATTCATTATAACTATAGCTTCTTCGGTAATCTACTCGAAGAAGGAGATCGATTAATCATTATCCCTATGGCTAAATCTAACAATTCAGTTAAGGTGAGGTTTGCATGATTAAAGACATTAATATTGAAGAGGTACAACCAGATGGTACAAGAAAGAAAGTTGTAAGTTCTGATTCGAAAGATGCAGCAAATGGATATCATAATTATCTTATTATGTTCAATGCTGTAGTAGATTTGGATTTTTCTATTCTAAGAATGATTCAAGCTGAATATAACAATCCTAAGTTTATTGATGAAGAAGTAATGCATCTGACAACAAAAGAAGTTAAATATCGTCTCATCAATAGAACTGACCCAAATCCAGTATCAATTTGTATAAAAGATAAAGAGCTTGCAGATAATATTTATAAAGAGATTATGTTGTCAAGATATTCTGATTTGTTGAAAGAAGAAAAATATCTTGCAATTACTGGTATCTTTTTCCTTGTATCTGTATTCAGTAATATAGAGAATACACATGTTAATATCTTATGTACAAGTGAAGAAGAGAAAGAAGTAATTCGTAAATATCATTCTAAAGTAAATGTAATTGTAATGAAAGACCCATCAGAGATTAGTCTAGATGAGTATACAGAGTTTATATTTAAGAATAAGAATGATGTTTATAAGTTTAAGAATGTCTTTAATGAGAAACGGATTCTATTGTTAAACTATGCTTTTAATCTAACGGTAGACGATAAACCATATCCTGATGTTGAACTAGCTCATTACCTATGGAATACTGGTTATTCTAAAACCGCAATCATTGATACGTACAAAAAGAGTGACCCAGATTATGCTACCTTTAAATTTAAGGTAAAAAAGAAACGTAAAAACAAATAAGTAAATATAACTAAGGAGGAAAACAAATATGATTTTTTCGAATATTGTTGACAAGAAAACTCTTAGAAAGACCCAGATTGAAACAATGAACTTCTTAAAAAAAGCTTTAAGTAAGTCATTCGGTCCTTATGGTTCTAACTCTATTATTTATAAGGAAGGCTCTCTTCCTAGATATACAAAGGATGGTCACACAATCCTAAATAGTATTCAGTTCTCTGGTGAAATTGAACGGTCTGTACTTGCAGATATTCAAGAAGAAACTAGAACACAGGCTATTAAGATCGGTGACTCAACAACTTCTATCACAATTCTTTCTGCTATGATTTTTAATGCATTAGCAAAGTACGAAGAAGAAAGCGATAAGAATATCACACCAGTATCTATCGTTGAAACATTCAAGGAAATCTCTGAAGAAATCTGTAAAGAGATTAAGAAGAATGGTAGAGAAGCAACGATTGATGATATGTATAATATTGCATATACTGCTACAAATGGTAATAAAGCACTTGCAGATATGCTAAAGAATGTTTATACAGAATATGGTCTTGATGTATATATTGACGTCAAGGCATCTATGAATGGTACTACTTATCTTAAGGAAATTAATGGCTTGACAATGGATTGTGGTTTCCTTGATCCTACATTGGCAAATGATGTAGAAAAGAATGCTTGTGTAATTCATAACCCAAAGATCTATTCTTTTAAAGACCCAATCGATACAATGGAAATGGGATTGTTCTTGGATGCAATTCTTTACAATAATATTGTAAAGCCTTTGAATGAAAAGAAGACTGAAAATATGGTTCCGACTGTTATCATGGCTCCAAGAATTTCTAGAGATTATTCTTCTTATATTGATTCTTTGATGCAGTTGATGGCAGGTGCTCCAGCAGCAAATCGTGGATGGTTGAATATTATCACAGACATTCAAGGTTGTGATATGGAACAGTATGAAGATATTTGTGACCTTTGTGGTTGTAAGGCAATTAAGAAGTATCTTGACCCAGAAATTCAGAAAGAAGATATTAAACAAGGACTTGCACCAACTCCTGATAATGTAGTTACATTTGCTGGTGAAGCAGAAATGGTATCTTCCGATGCAAATAAGACTACATTTGTAAATCCGATGAAGATGTATGAATCTGATGGTTCTTATTCTGGATTGTTTAATCAGAGAATTGATTATCTGGAAAAGCAGATTCATAAGCTTGAAGTAGAAGGAAATAATACCACCGATGTTTATACTCTTAAGAAGAGATTGAATTCTTTGAAGGGTAAGATGGTAGAAATCTTTATCGGTGGTGTAACTGTAGCAGATAGAGATGCTGAACGTGATTTGCTTGAAGATGCTGTATTAAACTGTCGTTCTGCTGCATTAAATGGTGTAGGATATGCAGCAAACTATGAAGGATTAAGAGCATCAAGTAAAGTATTTGAAGATTTGTATTATAGAGAATTTAGCAACCCATTAAAGACTTCTATTGCCAAAATTATTTCTGAAGCATACTTTGACATTTCTTCCTTACTTTATTCTAGTATTGGTTCGAATCCAGATAAAGTAATTACAGATTCTTTGTATACCTATGGTTGCCCAATGAATGTTGTAACAAAGTCTTTTGATAAGTCTGTATTGTCTAGTATTGACACTGATATTTGTATTATTAATACAATCTCTAAGATTGTTACAATTATGGCAACTGCAAATCAGTTTGTACTTCCGACTCTTAATATTAACAAGTATTAATCATTAAAAGGCAAGTAGGTTCTTAATTGAACCTACTTGTTTTGATTTGAAAAACATTATATTAAATATACTATGAAAGGAGGATAAACGATGTCTTCTGCTAGAAAGTATAAATGCATGTTTTGTAATAAGACATTTGAAAGAAATAAATTAGCAAGTCATATTGATAAGTATCATGATGATATGTTATGTCCTGAAAAAGGATTTACTGCAAATAGAATTGTATTTGATACTTGTAATAGAAAAGAACCTGTAGGAGCTTCTTATGGTATTTGTCGTATTTGTAAGAAACCAACAGAATGGGATGAGAAGTCTGTTCGATATAAAGCATATTGCTCTGAAAAATGTAAAGAACAAGCAAGAAAAAACTATGAGAAAAATATGCTTAAAGTATATGGTAAGACCACTTTACTAGATGATATGGAATGGCAAGAAAGCAAGATGCTTGCTAACCGTGGAATATCTGGTAAATATAAATGGTCTGATGGTACTTATAAACAATACGTTGGTAGTTATGAGAAGAAGTTCTTAGAATTCTGTGATAATGTATTAAATATAGATTCAGGAGATTTATTAACTCCTGGACCTACAATCTATTATGAATTTGAAGGAAAAGAACATACTTGGATTACCGATGCAATCTATCTTCCATATAAACTTGTATTCGATATTAAAGATGGTGGAGATAATAAGAATAATCGAGAAATGCCAGAATATCGAGCAAAGCAAATTATGAAAGAAAAGTTTATTACTGACCAAGGTGAGTATAACTATATCAGACTTACAAATAATGAATTCGTTCAATTGTTAACAATGTTCGCTGAATTGAAAGAATCCTATTCAAATGAAGATGAACCGAAAACAATTTCTAGAATTCATGAGCATACAGCTCCAGGTGCAATTGGTGGAATGGTTGGAACAATGCCAGATACAATGATGCCTAGTGTATTTGTAACAAAGTATACAAATAAAGATACAATGGAATCTGGTTTTGCTTTGTCAAATGATATTACTTCTGAGTATATGATTGCTCGTGATAAAGAATCTGGTAAATTAAAAAAGAAGAAATCTAAAGAACTCCTATATAATACAGAGTGTAAGACATATAAGTATATTGGAGATGATATCTCTAATATTCTGAGAACTGTATATGAAGATTATAAAAATGAAACTTATGTAGATTATCAATATATTCCATGTATTGTAACTGAATTTGATAATATCTTGTCGGATGACCAATTAGAATTCAGTGAAGTACTAGAATATGTAGATAAAGAATTGATTCAAGAAAACTTCAATAGTAGTCTCGCTACTATACAATTTCAATCGGATGCAATTATAAATCATTATAAACCGATTGTGTTTAATATACTAGAACCAGTTAAGTATGAATACAAGAAAAACTTATTAAAAGAATATGAAGATTTAACCATTCTTCAAAGTATGAATGGTACTTACTTTGCATATAATAAGCTTAATTGTAAACGTACAAAAAGTGTATCTAGTATCTATGAAATAACAGAAAGTATGCTGAAGTCAATCTCAGCACCTAATTAAAGGAGGAACTTAAAATGAAATTTAACGAAAGAGTATTTAGTTGCATTCTAGAATCGAGCGGTTGTCATTCTAAGAAAGTTACAAAAGATGAATGTGTTGAAGCTTGTGAAAGCTTCCAAGATACAATTGGTAATGGGCATAACTTTTCTAAGGTTACAGTACCAAGTGGATTAAAATTTTCTGAAGAGACTGTTCCAGTTTGTAGCACTACAAAGGGTGAATGTGGTGAAACAGAATGTGGTAATATGAATGAAGCAGCATATTTCATTGATGGTAGATTGCTTGATATTTATATGTCTGATAATGGAATTACAGATGATGCTATAGCAGTTAAGAATATCTGTGAACATTATGGTATTTATCCAGAAGACGTCTATGTTGTTGTAGAATGCGACGAAATCAATCAGGGGTTGGTTGATGATTGTAAGAAGACTTATACATCTTGTGGATTGTTGAAGAGATGCGATAATCAAATTAAGAACTGTATCAATGCAGGCATTAAGGTAGTAAAGCGTTCATAATTAAATGACTCAGTAGGTTAGTTCCTACTGAGTCAATAACTTCCTTATAAATTAAAGGAGGTAAATACCATGAGTAGTAGAAAGAGAAAGAAACAACCAGCACAACAACCAAAACCAGTAGCTACAGTTAAACCTGTAGCTCAGCAACCAGTACAGCCTAAAAAAGAACCAGTTTTAAGCCATCGTCTTTCAATAGAACTGACGAAAGACCGTTCTCCTATATTAAGAAAAAACAAATATGGTGATATCACCTATAGTATGCAATACATTGGTGATGAAAAATATGAATATTGGATTGTTTATGATGATTCTAGAAGACCAATTAAATATGTTGATAGTAGAGGGTATACTTGGTCTTGTACTTATAACTCAAAGGGGAATATATCAGCTTACTGGGACAATTCAGGATATTCAGAATCTTATCGTTACTATGCAAATGGATTAGTAATCTGTACGAATTCATATGGTGTTAAGATAAAAAAGAAAATAACTAGAGACGAAAGATTAAAATTCATCTCAAGAAACTCATTCATAACTGCAAATGATTATATATTATCAAAGTGAAAGAAGGTGATAATGTATAATCTAAAACTATGAAAGGAGGTATATCACCAATGAAGAAAGATAAAAATATAGGAGATGCTGTATTTGAAATAATTGCATACATTGTGATATTTATCACAATGATTTTATTTCCAGCACTAATCACTTTTGGTGTAGTTAAATTAATAAAAACGATGTTTCCATTCGTTATTATTACAATGGCTACAGTTATAAAAGCATTCGTTGTCGTTGCAATATTGGTAATCTTAATCACCATATTCGCAATGGCTTTATTCAAAAAGAAGTAAATCTTAAGAGGAAAATATTATAGTAAAATGGTGTAAAACTTTTTCAACGAAGGAGAATATTATGGCAAACTGGTGTGAAACTTATTTAACTTTTCAGAGCAATGGTTCTGAAGCAGGAAATCAGGCTTTGGTGGATTTTTACAATAAATTGATAAATGCTGGTATAAACACTTGTTGTATTGATTCGGAAGGTCATTGGCGAAAAGTACTATGGGAACAAGATGTCGAAGATTATGTCATGGCAAATATAGACTCTTTGAAAGGTAAAAGCATAAATGCCTTCAAAAGAGGTTATATCGAATATATGTCTTGTGTAGACAATCACACGTTTCAGGTATTGTGTTATGATGCATGGGTGCCTAATGTAGATTTTTGGTATATCTTGACTACTGCATTATATCCAGAAGGACTTATCGAAATTCTATATCAAGCCACCGAACCAGGATGTGACATATTCCTTACAAATGATAGAGGCTTATTGCCTAAATATCATGTGAATGTGTCTATCGAAGGGATAACCAATTTATTGAATTTCCCAGATATGTTTAATCAGCAACTTTCCTATGGTCCTTTTATGTATCTGGCTGGTCAAGACGATATTCAGATTTATCAGGATTATAAGTGTGACTACGCTAACAAAAAGGTACTTCGTAAATTCAACAATATTGAATATTGTAAAGATTTTGAAGGAAATGAAAATGAGATTCTAGCTCAGTTTCAGGATTCTGGATTAGGATGGTTCAGCTCTTTAAACAATGCAATTGAATCTCTCAATGCAATTGGTGCAGGAATTTTACGAGACGAGTATGAGTTTGCAGAGATTCAGCCAGACCAAAAATTCTTTGTTGACAAGAATTTGGAGGAGGATTGAGTATGGTGCAATTAAAAGTAGCAGGGTTTGCTAAGAATAGCATTGTCGATGGACCTGGTATAAGATATGTAATCTTTACTCAAGGTTGTTATCATAAATGTGAAGGTTGTCAAAACCCACAAACACATAATCCTAATGAAGGAAAGCTCATTGATATTAGTGAGATTCTAGATGAGATATTAGGAAGTACAATGATTGAAGGGGTGACATTCTCTGGTGGAGAACCATTCCTTCAAGCTGACGCATTGGCTGAACTTGCTGCTCAAATTAAACGAGCAGATAAAAACCTTAGCATCATTTGTTATACGGGATACACCTATGAGGAACTCACAAAGATTATTGAATCTGGTGTATTATCGTATTTCAAACTTTTGTCTAATGTTGATTATTTGATTGATGGTAGATTCGAACAAGACAAAGCTTCTCTTAATTGTAATTGGAGAGGCAGTACCAATCAACGAATAATTGATGTAAAACAATCATTAGCACAGAAAACTATCGTAGAAGTAGAATTGTAAAGAACAGGGATAGTGTAGCTTCATTACTACACTATCCCTTAACTTTATAATAAAGATTATTTTTTAAGGAGGACTTTAAAATGTTAGTTCGTTACGAAGAGAGATTAAAGGATTTTGTTAGAAACACCACTACCACGAAGTATGAAAAGTTTAATGGTAGTGATAAGAAGAGTGTTACTAGTGTGACGAAAGATATCACTCATGTAGTCTTTAAGGATGAAGAGGGAACTTATCCAACTGGTAAAATTGTTACAAGTGATAAATTTGTCGATTCATATAAATATGAATTTGACAAAGATGAAATCGGTAATGTCAATAACTGCCGAGTATTCAAAACGAGCAAAAAGAATGGGAAGTCTTTAGATATCGAAAAGATAGAGACTATTAAGTATTATGATGCACTTGGTAGATTGATTAGAGAAGAAGATAAAACCAGAGATGGTGTTACCTTCCGTTCAACTCTATATGACTATACTGTAGATAATAAAGTTTCTAAGAAGACAGTCAAAGGAACTCATACAATTACATACACAAGATTCTACAAAGATGAGGTGTCTTCTATTGTAGATAAGACAATCGAAAGCAAGATGCAGCATGTAAAATATCGTGCTGATTTTGATGCTTTCGGGAATATCATTAAAATCTATGATGGTGATAGACATATTGAAAAGGATTATGAAAGAGATTTGGATACTGATGGAAAAACTTTATCTGAAACAATCAGATTCTTTGATGTGTCTTCGCCTGATAAGAAACTTATCTCTTATATTACGACATCTTATAATCCAGCAGCAGATTATAAGATTTCTGAAGTAATTAAGAATGGTATTCTTACAGAAAGATATACATATGATTTAAATGGAGATGAAATTTCTATGATGCTAGACAATGGAAAGATTGAAACATTTAGAAGAACAGAACGAACTGTTGATTCTGATACAGGCAATATTACCGAAATCAATAAGCTTATCGTAATTGATAAGAAGACACAGAATGTGATTAAGGATAAGGTTGTTCAAAACGTATTTGACAAAGACCAAAAGAAGATTCTGTCTTATTCTGATTCTGAAAGTAATATTGTTACGTCATATGAATATGACGATAATGATAGACGTTTGTCTGCAATTACAAAGCAATCTTTTGATGGCGAGTTAAAGACAATCAGTGAAATCAAATATGAGTATACAGATGATGAAGATAACAATACTCATACTAGAAAGAGAACTGATATTCGCTATGATGTAGATGGTAATATAACTTCTAAAACAGTTCATTACGAAGAAAACACAGATGACACAGAAGTTCTTCAGTTTGGTGAATATACATACGAAGCAGCAGAATAAAGAATATATTTAAGCAGAATAATATAAGGGGTGATACAATGTATCACCCCATCTTTATTTTTTTAAAACCGGAATTAT